TGCATTAATCTTGAATGTACCACTTGCACCACCATCTGCTGATAAGGTTGTACCACCAACAGCATCATAAACTAAGCCAACAACTTGCGTATTTCCTGAACCTGCTTGTATTCTGAAACCACCACTACCTGTTGAACTTCTTAGTATTGCATCTGCTTGTACTGTATCACTTGCTATTCCAGTAACCTTACCAACTATTAGATCAGGTTGTGATCCTGTAGCTTCAAAATTACCAGCTACAACAAAATCTCCATCAATAGCAGCTCCCTCATTAAGAGTTAGTAAACCAATACCACCAACTTCTGAATAGGTTAAAACATCATCTAAAGGTTCATTATTTAACGTAATAACACTAGCATCTAAAGTTCCTGTAACAGTGGCGTTAGTTACATTTAGTGAAGTAGCTGTAATACCACCTGATATAGTAGCACCAGTTGCACTCATAAAACCTGATGAAGAAACAGTAAAGTTTCCTGAGCCTATATTCATATCACCTGCTGTAATAGAACCAAGATCAGCAGATATAGCGGAAAGGTTTGTTACATCTATTTTATCTGCACCAATAGTACCTGAAGTTATATTGTCTGCATCTAAATTAGTGACTGTTATCTGACTAGCATCAATAGTTCCTGCTGTAATCTTATCAGCAGATAATGAATTGATTTTTGCATCAGTAACAGCATCATCTACTATCTTGTCAGTAACAATTGCATCATCTTTAATATCAGCAGTTGCTGTAGGAGCATCACCAATAGTAAAGGTTAAAGTCGCTGGAGATGATTCTGTACCTAATGTATTAAGTGAAGTAACGCTAGCAACGTAATTAGTATCAACAGGCAAGAAGTTAAGATCACAATTCTCTACATCTACTATTCTATTTAAAACCTGATTGCTAGAACTGTCTACAACATTGATTCTATATTGATAGTTAGGAAAATCTGTTGGTTCATTCCAAGATAAGAATGGTCTACCTGTTGAACTAGAATCAGTATCAGTGAATGATAATCCTGTTGGAGCTTTAACTGCATAAGCGGAGGGTAAATTAGCTAACTCTTCTACTGGTTCTTGAGGTGGTACTTCCCATGTATAGACATCAAAGTATTCTATTAAACTAACTGCAACCAAACCATTAGATTGCAATTCTAATGCTTCAACTCTACAAACTTTTCCTGAAAATCCTAAACCTGCATAAGTTAAATCTACTATATCTCCCACATTTAATTTATACATCTCAGGAGTTCCTAAGAACTGCATAGTAGTCTGATTTCTACTTCTAGTTAAGATTGCCTTACCCATGTTGTAGGCTATGTAAGGGTCGCTTATATAAGGGAACTCAGCTTTTATTTCCAATATCTCATCACCATCATCTGAATAATACTCAGGCGTTGCATCATGTAAAACTGTAGCTGTATCTAATTCATATCTTTTATTGGCATTAAAAAATTCAACTATAACTTTATTTGCTTTTTTGTCTTTGTTGCCATAATCAACTGATATACCAGCATCAGCAATTATGTGATTATCGTTGATACTAAATGTTGATGTTCCTGTGTCTTCTATTGATAATTCATACTTACCATCTATATAAAGAAAGATACCTCTCATGTTTGCAAGAAGCTCTTTTGCATTATCCATGACATTCTTATTAGCATCTAAATAGCCATTACAATGAAATCTTTTTACTTTAACTAAAGAAGAGCCTGTTTGTGAAGAATATGTTGAGCCTAGTGTGTCATCAATATATACAATGTATTCATCATTTTGATCGTAAAATCCATTTCTCTGTACATCTTTAATTTCTTTACCATCTACAATGAGATTGCCATTTGCATCATTAATATCTACTACTTCTCCAATCTTATTTTGCCACCAGTTTGTGTTAGGGTCAGTTCCCCCAATGGTTATAAAGTCATCTCCAGCGTTACCTGACCAAGTAAGAGATTGTGTTGAGCCATTAAAATAAGGTTGATCAACCTGTGTATCACAAACATTGGCAGCAGCAGTAAATGTGCTCATGTTTATTTGTGACTGAGTTAAACCTTTACCATATTCATTATTAGTTATGTAATCTAAAAAGGTTAAAGCTGGATTATCTGAATATTCGTAAGTAGATACAGTTCCAAAGGTTTGATTTGTATCTCTAGGGTCAAATACTTTTTTACCTCTTACCTGAACTGTTAGTTGTGGAACTCCTTTCCACATACCCTCTTTATCATAGCCATAATGTGCGGCTATATAACAAACACCATTTAGTTTGTGTGCAGAAGTCCAATTAGGCATAGAAGCAACAAGCATAGGGTCTGCTGTTTGTGTTGCAGCTCCATGATGTAGATTCATAACATATCTATATTTTTGTGTAGGACTAGAGCCAAAACCACCAGCACCTGCATCTATACCAGTTCCATTTTGCGAGACTGTATTTAAAGAATAAGCACCTGATGATATTTTATCTGAACCAATGTAACCACCATCCTTAAATCTTGCATAATCTGTTAAAGGATTGCCATCCAACTCAATAGTTCTTCCAAGTATTTCATCACACTCACCAACTGATAAGGCATAAACTACATACAAATCTCTTGAGTCATTAGCAGATACATCCATATAAATGATCTGTGCACCAACCCTACGAGTTCCATAAATTACAGGAAGTTTGCCACCAGCAGAAGTTTTGTTAGCTAAGATATCTTGGCCTTTAGCCATCATCTGCCTAGCTTGCATAAAGCCTTTAACACCAACAGCAAGAGTTACTGCTGTAAGCACCATGTTTATTTTCCCTAGAGTATCAGCAGTCTTCCAAGTAGCTACAACCCAATTAAAAAATGTTACAAAAGGATTGGCCATTTACATTCCCCACCTTACATCTGATTTAACTTGAGTAGCGAACTCAAAACCTTTATCTCCTGTGCTAAATCCTTGTTGTGATTCGTCAGAATAATGCCTTCCTTTGGTTAAGTTCCAATTTGCCCAATGTGAAGCTACAGTCATGCTTAGTGTTGAATCTTTAATATTTTCTTGTATTGCTATATTTCTTATTTGTCCTGAAAAAAAGTTTATTGCACCTACAATAGTCTCATCTTCATTAAAATAAGCCATATAAACATCTACCATTTTATCTGTAAATGCACCATCTTGAACTAAAGACCTTACCTGATCTGTAATATTAGAAAATCCCAAATTAATTTCATCAACTTGTAATTGCCCTGTTTCAGTTGTTGAATCAACAGTTAAAAAAGAACCTCCAGCTTCATAGCTATTAGAGTTATAGGTAACATTAGAATACCAATCAGTTAATCTAATAGTAGATGATAAATTAAGCTCAACTAAAAAAGCTGTCTTAGTTTCTGTTGATGATACTTGAGTTTGTAGATCAGTAGATAAACTTCTTGGCATTAGGTTATAACCTCTCTAACATCAAATGAAATACTGTAAAAACCATTAGCATCTGTTGAATAAACAATTTCGTTGTTTTCTAAATATACAGTAAAACTTGGTTTGTTTACAGTAACTGCAACATTGTCAGTTAAAGCTGTTACTAAATTAGGCGATATAAGAACAGTCAATGCCCCACTACCATTAGAATCAATATCTGATTGAACCATGTATACCTTGCTATGATTTGCAAACTTAATTAAATCTCCAGCCTTTAAAGCACCTGTTTGGTTGGCTGTAAAGCCATCTAAGGCTATAGAAGCATCTCCTGATGTATGTGCTCCAACCACTTGTATATCTGTTTCTGACTTGCCTGCACCTAAGTTATCTAGTGGTGCAACTATTGTAAAGTTCTCAAAAGAACCTTTTTGTTTTTGTAAAAATGCAAATATTTCCTGAGCTTTTTCTTGTTGTAATGGTGGCATTGCAACTGTAAAAGAGAAATACTGAGCACCTATTTGTCTGACTTGTTTTCTACCTGATAATGTTTGATTCAATAGAGCAGGTCTACTGTCTTTAAAATTAAGGCTTCTAAAATTTGGGTCTGTTGGAAATTGTCCTGACATTATACTATTCCCATTTTGCCTTGATTATTCATGGCATTGTTTATGATTGATGTTATCAATCCTTTTCTTGATGCTAGTAACTGATCAAATCCAGCAGCATCCACTGTTGATATGTTGAAGTTTACTGTAGCACCCATACCTTGTCCTTTAGTATGATCTATTACAGTTTCATTAGGATGAACCATAGCAAGACTACCACCTTTTCCATCTAATCCACCAGCTCTAGCACCTCCACCTGTATAACCACCACCATCAAAATCAGGAATGGTTGTAGGTAGTGATAGTGATGATATGTCTGTTGTTGGCTTTTTAAACAAACCGCCAAAGGAAGCAAACATCTTATCAATAACTAATTTTTGTAAAGCTATTCTTATTAGCTCTTTTACTATAGTTGTAGCATAGTCTTTAAAGGATGCTTTACCATTTTCTAAGAAATCCATTGTTAGGTTTGTTATGCCATCATAAGACTTTTTGAACACACCCTGCATTTCATCTTCCATGCTTTTTATACCACTATAGAATTTTTTATAACCTCTTTCCGCATCTTTCATAAAAGTTTCAAATGCGGTTAAGGCTTTAAATGCTGATTTTTTATCTCCCTCATCTTCATTTCTTTTACCAAATAACATTTCAGTAATACTTGGGATGTCTGACTTTTCAATAACCTTTCCTGTTATTTTTTCTATCTCTGCAAGATATGCAGATATTTGTTCTTCTATTTCTAATGAACCATCTTCAGGACTTGGTAATAAATTAATTTTAGGTAAATCTTGTATACCTAGTTTATCTTTTACCATGTTTGGTAATTTATCAAGAGCACCATCTATTCTCTCTAATCCACTATTAATGCTATCAAAAAGAAAGTTCATGAAACCAGTAAACGCAGTTTTAACTGGCATTATTAATTTTTGTTCAAACGCTAATTTTACTTGCGTACCAAAAACCTTAAATTGCAATACAAGTCTTGGTATATCTCTTTGAATGACCTCATTAAAAGTGTCTTTTATTTCGTTTCTAAAAACATATATTGCCATAACAGCAGTTGTTACACCTGTTAAAATAAGACCAAAAGGATTGGCCATGATTGCAACAGTCAATGCCTTTACAGCAAACCCAGCAGCAATAAGTGCTGGTATAAATAAAGCATCTAAATTAACAGCAACAAAATTAATTGCACCTGCTATTTTTGAAAAACCTTGAGTTGCTTCTTGTATATCTCCAACCATAAATTGAAAATTATTACGCAAAGCTACGCCAGCCTGTCCAAGAGTCATAGGCATTTTTGCTATTTGCTCATTAGTCTCTTTAGTGCCTTTGATAAGAATTGGCATAACTGTTTCTGCTGTTAGTTTACCAGCATGACCAAATTCTCTAAGCTCACCAATAGTCATGTTTAAACCATCAGCTAACATTTTTGTCAGAATGGTGTTGTTTTCCATTACTGATCTAAGCTCATCTCCTCTTAAAGCTCCTGAAGCTAAACCCTGTGCTAACTGTCTAGCAGAGTTATTTGCCTCTTGAGCATGAGAGCCAGCAATAATAAAGGTATTTGCTACAGTTTGAGTAGCATCAGCAACATCTCTTTGAGTAGCACCCAAATGTTCTGTAGCTAAAGAAAGTCTTGTATATAACATTGCAACAGCATCAAAATCTGATCTTGAATCAGAAGCTATTGTTCTCATGTGATTCATAGCTATAGCTGTCTTTTCAGCACTGCCAGTCAAGGCGTTCATCCTATTTTCAACGCCTATCATTACGTTAGCCGCTTCAATAATTTCTCTTGTACTAAAAGCAGCCATGATGGCGTTTCTTAGACCTGATAATGCAGCACCAGTGCCTTTAACATTTTTCTTAAAATTGTTTATAGCTTTAGCAGACTGATCATTTCCTATAATAGAAAAATGAATATCTGATTTAGTTAGTGCTCCCATTTCTTTCTTCCTTTATTTCAAGATAAGCCAACCATCCTTGAAACTCCTCTACTGTAATCTCTTCAATTTCAGCTAAGGTTTTGTTTAGTTTGTCAGCTAGTGCATATCTTATGTATAGCTGCTTATCTTCAATTACTTTTTTTTAACTTCTTCCTGCGAGACATTGTTCATCATCTCACTAGAAACTCTAATTAATACATCTCTATCAACCCTCTCCAATAAGGTTTTCTTATCAGCGATTGTAAATAACTTTTCTCCAGCCTCGTCTAATGCTTTATATATTAAAACATAAGCCAATAACTGAACATCATCATCTTGAGCTAGTTTCATAAATTTAGAAGTCTCTGAAAGGGTTATTGGTTTACAATAAATCTTTAAAGGATTATCTTCATCATCACCCCATTCAGGGACTTCTATAATTCTAGTTTCTAAGCTGTCAAAATGTTTTTTTGCGTTATCTATAACTGACATTTTCTTATACTTCGTCAGGTGTTAAAGCACCATTGCCTTGTACTGAAATACTAGCCTCAACCAATCCATCAAATGATGCACTTCTTGAAACCCCAGTAACAATAGCTGAACCAGTATAATAAGTATCACCAGTTGTATCTCCTTCAGGATATACATTAAGAGTTACTTCTGAGCCAATGCTTAAAGCACCTTGTCCGTTAGTATCTGTTTCGTCCCAAAATACATCTAAACTTCCTGAGAAAGAAGTCAATGATGGTTTATAGCTTCTAGCAGAATCACCCATTGAAGTATCTTCTAAAGTATCAGCAGATTCCTCTATTGAGTAAGACTTAATTTCAGCTACAGCATTAGTACCGACTTTAACAGTACCTTCACTTCCTTTATGTGTTGCCATTTTCTTTTACCTCGTCTTCCGACTTTTTCTTTGAAGAAGGTTTAATTTTTTCTTGCGAATGGACTGCTTCTTCTTTCCAGCCCTTTTTCTTCATTGACTCAACCTGAGTAGGATGAGCTATTACAGAACTTTTACCATTTGGACTAATTAATTTCATAATTGTCTCCTGTTAAACCGCCACATCAGGATTGGTTTCCTTGACATAGTAGTTAGTTAAAAATGTAAGAGAGACATAACCCAAAGGCTTTTCTCCCTCAGCGTTAAACTCTATTTCTGTTGATTCTAGGTAGCAGTCCTTTGCTAAACCATCTAAGGTTCTATCTGCCGCTATTGCCTCTTCAACTTCTTTACTTATTGTATCAATAGTATCATCAAAGTTGCTAGTAGCTTTTGCATATCCTTCTACTACTACTGATAATTCTCTACTCATTACACGATCAGTACCTATTACTATAGGCTCTGAAGATTCTGATTTTGTATATATAACAAGTGCTGGAACTATATCTAAAGGATATACCCTTGATTCGTACACCCTAGTTTCTGTAGTTGTTAGGTTGTTTAAGGTTGTCCCAAATTTTTCTCTTATTTGCTGTCTTATGTGATTTGCCATTTTATGCCTCTTCCAACATTAGTGCACTAAAACCAGTTCTATCTGCCTGTATGTTGACAACTGTATAATTTTGAGCTGGTTTAATAATATTTCCATTAGTGTCTTTTATTGCATAAACATTTATGTAGTCTCCAAATGCAACATTGGGAATATCAATACTTCTACAATAAACTACAGGCTTAAGTGCCTCAACACCAATTCCTTCATCTTGCTCTACATATTCATTATTTAAAATTACATTGATTGTTGATGTATTTCCACCATGTATATAATTGGCTTGTACACCATGGCCATAATTAATATCTAAATAACCAAGCATATCTTCTTCAGTTTCTAGTCTAAATTGTGACATTATTGCTCCTCTAAAACTAAAGATATTAAACCTGTATTATCAGGTTCTACTGTTTTAACTAAAAAGGTTGTTTCAGGTTTTAGAACATTGCCATGATTGGTTGTTATTGCATTAACTACAATTCTATCGTTTTGCACGATATAAGGCACATCACTAGCCTTAATTATTGCTCTTGGTTGATAACCAGCTACAGGAACTGTGCCACCTTCAATATTAAAATATTCCTGATCTATAATAATATTTATATTTGATGAGCCATCTGAATCAATATCAAACCAAGTATCAATTAATCCAACCCTCTCATCCCATAAATCTTGAGCCAAGCCAAAGAATGTAGCAGTAACACCATGACCTGTTGTTGTGTCAACATAAGCGTTAAAATCTGCTGCACTCTCTAATGGCATGATTTATTTTTTAGCTCTTGTTTTAGGAGCTTTTACTTTTGATGTTTCCAAACCAACACTTCTATCTTCTTTTTGAGCTTTAGGTTTGCCAACATGAACTTCTGCTTTGCCATAACCGCATAAGGAATGTCCTTCGCTTTCAGTAAGTTCAACTATATCACCAGCGTGTACTTTAGAACCGCCAGCCATTGTATCTGTTAAGATTTTATATTTTTTCATATTTAAGTTGGGGGCGTTTCCACCCCCATTCCATTTAAGCATTAGTTAATTAGTCGCTTGATTTACAGAATGATACTGCGTGTCTTACAGCTACATCAACAGTTTGTAGAGCAACAATTCTTACTCCACCTGAAGTTGATAATGCGTAAGGGTCAACAGTAATATCTAGTCCACCATACATACCAATTAATAAGTCTGCAAAGTTACCAAAGTAGAAATCTCCACTTGTTACTTGGTTACTTCTAATAACATTATATCCGTTCATAGTGTTATCAGGATTAACAACAAACTGAGCTGTATTAGTAGCTTTTTCAGTTGTTTTTAAAGTACCAAAGTCAGCAGGTCTACAAATGTAACCTAAAGAACCACTTAATGCGTTGTCATTAGCGATTGCAGATTCCATTGCTACGATTTCGCTCCACGTTGGGTTAGCAGCAGCAAAAGTTGTAGTGTTAATACCTGTAGTATTAGCAATACCTGTTGGCTGACCACTTGAACCTGAACCAGTTAAAGCACCTAAGTCAATTGCAGTAGCGATTGATTTTGTTAGGTCATCTCTGATTAAGTTCTCAACATCTAATGATGATTGTTGTAACAATAGTCTTGTTGCATCAGTGAAAGCACCGATTACTTTTGGTGACATTGTTACTGAACCAGCAGTAAATTCACTTTCAGCAGCAGGGTTGCCTTCTGTAGCAATCCAACCAGCAGATGAAGCAGCAGTTTTCTTAGGTATTACAACATTTCCTTGTAATCCTCTAAGCATTGTTGCTCCAGCTTGCATTACTGAAGATTCGTTTCTTAATACATCAATGAATGAATCTCCTCTGTAATCTTCAGCGATTAGAGTTGAGTCATCAGATGTGTTTAAGTCTCTTTTGCCCCAAGTTCTTAGGACATCAGCAGGCAACATGATACCTTGAGCATCTTTACCATACTGTCTTGCAGCTTCAGCAGAACATTCAAATTCAAATGCTGCATCTTGTTGTGCTTTTCTGTCAGAAGGATTAGCCATAGCTCTGATTGCTTTTACTAGGCTAAAATCTCTAACTTCTTCTTTGCTCATTCCAATTTCTGATGGAGTTTCTAAAGGAGTGTCATTAGAAATATTTTCTAATAATACGCCTCTAAATTCTTCAACAGAGATACCATTTGAAATGGCTTTGTCAGCTAAATCTCTTTTATTGTGTCTAGCTGCTAAATCTATGATCTCTTTTGAGTTTCTTTTAAATTCAGCTTTAGCTTCGTCAATAGTTTGAGTTCTAACTTCTTCTATATTTATGTCTTTATTTTCTGACATTATAATCTCCTTAAAGTTAATATTATTTTTATCTTCAGAACGACCAACACCAACTAGTCTTGACTGGTCAGCAGGAACACTTACAGAGGAAACCTCCATTGGAGTCCATTTTGCCTTGTAATAAGTCTCGTTGTTGCTTTCATATCGTTCCAATTTATCAATGCGATACCCTACCGATATGTTCATCCGTATCCCATCTTTTACATCTTCAAACACCTCTTGAGCCAAAGCAGATTTTCCAAATCTGACTACTGCTAAAGACCTTTTAGCAGTCTCATCTAGTTTGAATTCTTCAATCACACCAATTTGCTTAGTCATATCATGATCAAGCAATAATGGTGCTCTACCTGAGTTTATAAACTCCATGTTTATATCCCCAGCAGAATGTCCCAGCACTTCCATACCAAAACTTCTTTCAACAGGTTCTTCACTAGAAACGCCTACACGAACCACTCTATTTTCCTCATCAAGGTAAGAATGTTTAGATAGATCAATAGTTCTATATTTCATAGGCATATCAATTACTTTTCTTTCTTCTTCGCTTGATTCAGTCATAGATACTTCGTCAGTTGTCTCTAATTCTTCACCTTCATGTTCTACATCCTCATGCTTCGCAAATTCAACGATAACTTTATCATCAGTTTCACTCACATTCAGGATATGTCTATCTTCTTTATTCATAGATTTCTCCTTGTTTTTAGTTGATAAAGGATGTCCTTCAGGTAACAGATCAGTATCATGCTTCCCTGACTTGTATTTACCAGTCCTTAAGACTCGTAAAAAATTATTAACGCGTGCCATTGCCCATTGTTCTTTTGAAGAAACATTAGGTCTAACACTTGAAGGATTAGTGTTATATGCACCAATACCTCTGTTGTAAACTTTTTGTAATGTAGAATAGCTAGTTCTTTTTGCTGGATTATCACCAACATCTTTATTATGTTCGCTGGCTTTTTCTCTTAGAGTATCTTCTGTTCCTCTTTGCTCAATACTTCTATCGTCTTTCATTTGATTAACTAACTTTCTTGACCAGCTAAATCCAGCATCTCCACCCCATAATGCCCATGCTATTCTTCCGTTAGATGGGTAGCCTTTTTCTCCTTGTCTAAATCCTTGAGCCTTCTTGTCTACCTCATGCCTGCTAAAAAAACTATACATCCTCTTGATAGTTTCATCAGACAGGTTTTCACCATTTAGAATTTGATTTGCCCTTTCAGCACCAATTCTAGTTCCACCTCTACCATGCTCCTTACGCCAATCTAAGCCTTTTCTAGCCTCTGACTTCATGCTTTGAGTTGGTTTACTCATCTTCGTCATCTCCGCCCTGTATCTTTGCATCTACTGGGTTCTTTTGACCAAATGGTTGATATGCTAGTTCAATATCATATTGTTTGGCTAGTTCTATTTCTTTTTGATGTTGTTCAAATAATTCTTCTGTATCTCTACCATAACTACTGGATATATCTGCGTAAGTAAGAGTTCCATTCTGCAAACCTATAACATTTGCCTGCATTTCTTTTAATGGGTCAATCCAAGCAAAACTTCTTGGTATGTAATTTATTGATTTTGAAAATTTATCCACTTTGCTCATAGGTAAGTTTATATAACCATTTGATATAGACATTTCTAACCATGATTTAAAGATAGGGTCTACAAAATGATCTATAACAAATTGCTGATATATCTGATACATACTTCTATCTTCTAAAGCACCTTGCCTTATTGAGCTGTAATTTACTGATGTAAGGTCATTACTTAATGAGTGGTAAGAAATATTTAAACCTGATGCAATGCTTCTCAGCACGCTAGTTGTAAAAGAATCAAAAGCAGATGTTGGATGTGTAGGGTCAAAGGCTTTGAAATCCATACCTTGTGGAAGCTGCTCAAAGACCCCAGCTTGTGCGTTCATTGTTGGGTTGAAGGTATCCTCATACTCTCCATCACCAACATAACCATCACCATCAGGTGAAGTAAAGAAACCCATTTTAGATGCACCAACTCTAGCTGCAACTATTTCCGCTTCTAAATAACCATTTAACATTTTCACATTAGCCATTGCTGTAGCAACCAAAGAAACACCTCTAGTTTGTTCTGCCCTAGAAGGTAGGTAAGCATGGATAATCTCATCAGCAGGTACTCTAATGTGTTGTGCCTGAGCTAAGTAAACTCTATCAAACGGATGGTCTTTAAATAAGTGATAAGCCACTGGCTTGTCATACTTATCTACCTCTACACCCATCTTAATACGATTGCCAGTAGCTTTGTAAATATCATTTTTATTTTCATCCAAATGATCTGATTCTAAAAACTGTAATTCAAAACCAAAAGGCGAATCCTTCTTTTTGATTTTTCTAACTAATACTTCTCCATCTCTACAAAGAGATTCAATAAATATTTTTTGACAGTCTAAGAATGATAATCTTCCATTAGTTGTGCAATTACCAACCTTACCCCATTCCTTCCAAGCATCTTCAATGAGCTGGTTTCCAGCAATGTCTAATGAACCATTGTCATCACGACCTTTGCTAGAAACTCTTATGCCATGCTTACCGATAACATTGGACACCATCAGGTTAAGGTATCTTGCAATATAGCTATCGTTTCTTGCTAACTCCCTTGCTCTATCTCTTAATATTCTTATGTTGTCTTTTATCTCAGCATCAGCACTGGTTGATGTAGTAACAAAATCAGCAAAAAGTCTACCAGTGTTCGCACCAGTATAGCTTCTTCTATATGCTTGTCTTTTTTTCTTCTTAGGCTCATTAACGCCCAATATTCTGTTGTACCACGCCATTATGTGTAACTCTTAGGTGTTGAGCCAGTAGTTCTACCAAAATTAACCTTTATGGTATTACCTGACCCTCTATTATTTTTTATTCTTAGTTGTTTAACCTCTTTTAGATATTCAGCCTTGTATCTATCTCTAAAGGTTAATAATTCGTCTATGGACATTCTTGATAATGATCTACCAGCAATACTCATAGATGCTTGATCAATATTTGCTCTATTTTCTATGACAGCCTCAATGCTATCTAAAACAATCTTTGCATGACTTCTGACTGAAGCAGATGTAGTTGCATAATTATCCTGAACTTCTACAAAACCTTCTTCCAGTTTAACTCTTGCAGAGTCAGAACTTCTAGTCATGTAAGAAACCCAGTTGTAATTGCCTTTTGCGTATGAGGATGTATTACTGGCCTCAATGATATATGTATCGTTTGACTCTGTAGCTGTTATTGTAAAGTTAGAAACTGTAGCACCATCAACTAAATTGAACTCATAGGATAGTGAATAAGAGGCTACTGGATAGTCGCTTGATAGATCTTCTCTTTTCCATGCCCAAAAGTCTCCCAACTGAAGCTCAGTAGGCACTTGGGGTGGATAATTTGTTGAATCAAATTTGTTGCTCAAGCAAAAACCTCATAAATGTTTTAGATATATCTAATATTACACTATGGTTTTCTGTAAAAAAGTCAACATGCCTAGCAAGAAAAGTCAAATTACTTCCAAGAAGTAGCAAAATTACCTCTATTTATGCCTTTTTGTGGCTTATTTTGGTTGTTTTCTTTTGGTGCTGCTTGTTTTGTTAGTATTTTTTGCTCAATAGAGTCATAATTAGGGTTTAGTATGTATATAGCAGCAAAATTATATACAAGCGTGTCAAGAGCCTCATTTCTTGGTCTTATTTGTTTCCAAACAAGACTTTTTCTTCCTCTAATAAACTTTGTTACTCTTTTTTCTGCTGTTAGCTGTTTAAAGTACTCTTCATCAAGATCAGAGCAAAAATGTAAAGTAGTTGACTCATTATCAGCAGCTAAACGAGAAAAAATGGCTTCTTTTGCAGAATCTGACCCTACTCCGTATAAAACAGCCTTATTTTTACCTACAAATGTTGGCCTATTTGCTATTGGCTTACCTGCTGTTGATAATCCTTTTACAGCAAATATTCTTCTAGCCTGTCTAGGTTTTGTGAATTGATAAACCATGTTCGTATGATGTCCACCTGAGTCAATAGTACAACATGATATGGGTATTAATCTCTCAGATTCAGTTTTAAATCTTTTCTTAAGATAGGAGTCTAGGTCTGACCAAACATTCATAGCATTTGGGTCTCCCCAAAATATCTTATAGTCACACACCCAAGCCTCATAATTTTTACCCCATCCGACCAATTGCAGTTCCAACCTATCCTTCTGCGTGTCCACTCCAGCAGTAAGAACTAAAACATCTTCAGGAATGGTTGTGTAGTCATAATTTAACCTTCTTCCAAGAAGTGTCTCATATTCAACTGCTTCTCCTTGTTCTTCCCAAGATTCTCCAAGAGATGTATTTATCCAAGTTTTTAACATTTCAGGATTCTTTTTTGCTTCAAGAAAGTTAATAGCCATTTCTGACCAAGTAGACCAAACAGAATATAGCTCTGATATATGAAATCCTGCTGTTCCTGTTTTCTTCTCTGTAGCTATCCACTCTCCATGCTTTAACATCCATTGTTTTTTAGACTCATTTATTATAGAACCGCAATGTTCGCAAGCATAAGCTGCTGTCTCAGGCTTATTTTCTTCCCAAATTACGTTCTTCCACTTTAAAACTTGTTTTTCATTACATTCAGGGCATGGCACATAGTAGTAACGCTTATCAGACTCTTCAAAAGCTGTTTCTATTCTTGAAAGTCCTTTTATTGTAGGAGTGGAGCATAAATATATTTTTCTATTCCAAAAAGTAGTTGTCCTCTTGGTTGCAAGTGATATTGGGTCTCCCTCTGCTCCTGCTGATGCCTCATACCTGTCAGTTTCATCAGCAAGCAAAATTCTTATAGCTCTTGAAGCGAGTCCAGCAGCACTATTAGACCCAACCATTGTAAGGTTTCCGCCAACAAACTTTTTAGACAGCACTGTATTACCACTATCTCTACTTCTAGGGTCTTTAACACAATCTCTTATCTTCTCAGAATCCCTTATCATGGTAGCAAGCCTATCTTTACTAAACGCCTGAGCCATAGCTAGTGTAGGCTGCATAATCAACATAGGTGCAGGGTCTTGATCTATGTAATAACCAATAACATTTAACAATATCTCTGTAGCACCAACCTGAGAGGATTTCATCCAAACTATACGCTGTATATCATGGTCATTAAATGAGTCCATGATTTCTCTTTGGTAGGGTGCTCTGTCAGTTCTCCAAACACCTGACTCAGCAGATGATTCAGGAGACAGTCTTCTGTAGTTATCTGCCCAGTCGCTAATTTTTAGATTGGGTGGTGGAGTCCAAACTTGATTCGTACTCTCTACCACTCGTTCTATATTTTTCAGGTATTCCATCATTAGCCAGTTCGTTTAATCCTTCGTATATTCCTTCTTTTATTTCTTGTTCCGCTTCAGCAAAAGTATCAACTGTAATTACTTTATGTGCAATCTTTGAGGGAACGCCAAGCCATTTAGCTCTAGCGTTTGAAAACCTTTCAACCAAAAACTCCTCAACTTCTTGTATAGGCACTAACTTTCCTTCCATAATTTCTACTTCAAGTTCAGCCTTTCTAGCCTGAGCAGCAGTAAGTTTGGTTTTCTCTTCTGCTATGTCACCTGTACCATCTTTTTTAGTATATCTAGCAGCTTTTCTTAAATAGTTTATGTATTGAACCCTGCACACATCTATATTAACAGGCGATCTTCCTGAGCTGATAGTAAATATACCCTTTCCAATTAGATCGCTAATAGATTGAGGAGACAGGTCAAGATGCTCTGCTAGTTCTTTTCTAGTGGCCAAGTTTTATAGTAGTTTCTTAATACTCATAAGTATAAATATACTTCATTCAAAGCTCAATTACAAAAAGACTTTTATATTATAAATACGGCTGATGTTACAGCTCTGTCTCTACAAAAATAATGCGATCACGCAACCTGCGTACCCACTGGGTCAGAAGAACCTAGCGTTTCAGAAGCCTATAAACAAAGGGATTGAGAGGACAAGAAGAAACAACGCGAAAAAATCAAAGAAAAGATAAGAAAATGACAATGTTTGTATTATAAGCACAGCTTATAAAGGTATTAAAAAAGAAATAAATATTTATTAAATTAATTGTTGACATA